GGAAGGACTTACGGAAAAAGCCATATTATTTCTCCTTTAATATATCTATTTTAAAAAAACTTTTTTTAATAATTTGTTATCACCTTTTATTTATAAAAAACAAAGTCTACACCTCAAATGAACCAGTTCCGACTGATGACCAGCCGTCCCCATCACCTATATCTTCACCTGTATCAATAAACCCAAATGGTAGTAGTTCCTCATTTAACTGTTCCTCAGTTTTCTCTCGTAAGGAAGCCAAGGTATTTATGTCTGTGAGTTCTCTAAAAAATCTATCATCTGTTAGCCATGCAAAGATAACTAAATTCATAACTAGATCATCATGAAAACCAGGTTCAGCTTCGTAAGAATATCCTTTCTTAGAAAAGCGTGATAACTCCTGTATAGTGTTATAATCTACCAAAATCATCTGGTTTTGTTCAACCAGCATTTTTAGTATCGAACAACCTTTTTGTTTAACACTTTTTGTTGTTCTTATTCCATTATCATTGCCTCTTCCAAATCCACCTGATATTCGTTTGCCAGCTCTGCCGGCAGACTCAGTGAATAGAAGATTTTCATAGCCGTAGTCCATTAAGAGCACAGATGATACCTGTTCACCAATATCGTTAATTTCGATGAGTACTGCGCCTTCATTATACATGAGGCCTATTCTATATATAATTGAAGCGAAATCAACAGGACTAATATAGTTATCCCTGAATACACATACCTGTTTATAAGGCATTTCCGATACATCAAACACTGTAAATGTTGAATAGTCAAGGCCTTTGCCTCGAGATACGTCAACTGTAATTACATATGAATGTTCTGGAATCGGAGCTTCATATTGATATAAATTGTCTCTTTCTACTAATGGTTTTGAATGTAATAATTGTTTTAATTTAGCACCACTAATTAATGTGCCAGAACTTCCAACAAACTCACAACAATATTCTTGTGCAAATTTTTGTTCGTCGTGGTCAAGTGCCTCCATTGTTTCTTTTCGCCAGGCTTCGTCTCTACCAGGCACATCGTTCCACATAACCTCAACATATTCATAACCATTAGTACCTTCCTTAGCACCCTTACATGTTTTCCAGAAGTGGTTTAAACCGTTTGGGGTAGAGGTCATTAATAATTTTGTTGTTTTACCAGATGATATCGTTGGATATACAGAAGCAAAAAATTCATCAAAGCCTTCAATAAATGCAACCTCGTCTAGGTATAGGAATGAGATTGACTTACCACGAATGGCCGATGATGTGGTAGTACCAGCATATATTTTACAGCCATTTTCTAAGGTAATATTACCTTTATTCCATTCCTCAACACCCTGTTGCATCCATTTTGGTAAAGCTTCATATGCAAGTTGAACTCTACCCAATACCTCTCTTGCAGCATCACCCTTGTTTGCCAATACAGCAACAGTTTTAAATTCATTAAATAGGATGTAGTGTAATATAACAGCTACTGCAGTGGTTGTTTTACCTGCCTGCCTTGATGTTAATACAGCACAACGCCTTTCATCTGTAATCTTTTGCACAATATCTTTTTGGTAATCATACATTTGCATTGGAATTAATCCATGGTCAACATGTACGATCTTAATATATTGCTCTGCAAAGTAAATTGGATCTTTGGCACACTTCAGATATTCCTTTAACATATCTGGAGTCCATTCTACCTCCTCACCTGATTTCTTAAGAAACGAATTTCCTAAGTAACCCTTATAGCCTTCAAGCATTGCTAGAGTCATCCTTTATCATTTTAAGCAAATCTGCGGTTGACACTATTAAATTATTATTGGTAACATTTGTTGATGGGCCTGATTCTTCTTTTGCATATCTTTTCTTGGTTGACATCTCAACATAATCTTTATTAGCGTCAAGTAATGTTTTCATCAATTGAGATACAACCTCGAACGCTCTAGGCGATTCAGATTGTTTTGCAATTTCAACCATTTCCTTTACTGAGTCATCGCCTAGGCTAATGATACTCTCGATATTTTTTCTTGCAAGCTCAATATCTCTTAAATTTTCTTCGGCATTTTTGTCGTCAGGTATTACAGCTAGGGGTGTTTCTTCTTTTACAACTGGTAGTAATTCAACCTCATCGTTTGTTGTAAAAGCATTAGCAGGAAGGTCGGGCAATTTATCTTCTGTATCGCCTATAATTTCTTTTACTTCCTTAACAGCATCCTCTAGTGGTTTCATACCTAAATGTTGTGCAATTGTATCATCACTCATATCATTCTCTTTATTTATTTTTATTTACAAAATCACTTTCGCCAAAAGCTACACGTTTTCTTAAATCACTACTACTAAATCTGTGGTCTCGTCTATTAAAATACAGGTCGATATCTCGTTTACGACATATGTCTTTTCCTGTGAAGTCTTTGTCGCGATATTCCTCGCCTAAGATACGAACATGAATAGTATACATTTCCAAGATATCTTCTAGATCTTGTTCAGATGAGTAAGGTATAATTTCATCAACATAGCTTAATGCTTTAAGTTGAGTATATCTTTCTACTACTGTCTGTATAGGTCCATTTTTCTCTGGTCTGTCCCCGCTTGGGTCCATTTGCAATCCGACCATTAAATAATCACATTGTTCCTTTGCTTCTCTTAACATTTGTACATGACCTGCATGTAGCAAATCAAATGTACTTGCCGTAAATCCAACTTTTATCATAATATTCCATTCTTTCAAATTACTTATAGCCCATTATAACATATTTTATATGAAATGTCAACCATTAACTTGGGGCAGTATTTGCTGTAACCTCTGCATAATCCCAATTGTCATCAAACTCTACTAAGCTATAATCAATACTCAACGCTCTATCGGTTGTAGGTGTATTATTGGCAAACATACCAGGTGAAACAGAATAGAACTCTTCAAATGATGTATTTGCGACTGTATCAGTTGCGTAACGAACATCAACAAATTTAATTGTAGCCTTATCTCTCTCCGGCCCAAAGAACCAACCTTTCATTGTAAAGTTAAGTGTATATAAAACACTTCTTCGTTCTTCAAAATCACCCTCGTAAAGGTCCTCGAATGATACATCGTTTAAAATTAAAGGTATATCCATTGGTTCCAGACCATCAATAAGTCGAACCGTACTTGTAAACTCGGGATTGAAAAATGGTAATATTTGTTCTAATAACTTAACAGCGTCTTCATTATATTTAGCCATAATGTATAATGAAAAATCTAAATTATATGGAACACCAGCATATACATATCGTCTATTACCACCATCTACATCAACACCAGTTTTTCTTAATTTTCTTGTTGGTGCAACTTTTCTTTCAGGGTCGTATGACATATTGGTCATTTCAAAAGACATTCTTGGAAGATTAATTGCAACACCTTTTAGAAATGCAGGGTCCTGAGTAACACGAGCTAATATTTTCTGGAACGGTGCATATGATATTGGAACAATCATATCCTGTTTTAAAACATTATTATTATCAACTCTTTGTATTTTTAGCTGATTAAAGTATGTACCAAATAATGCAACGTATTTGCGTAGTGTTGAATTGTAAAAATAATTTGCGATTGCCATGGTTTTACCTAGTTATCGTTGATATTAATACTTTCACTGAATGGGTCTATTTCAGAGAAATCAATAATAGCATCGCCTTCTTGTTCGAATGTTAGGTTACGTGAAATCGGGTCTAATTCAGCAATAGCATTAAGTGTTGCTGTATTTGATGTAAGTATTTCTCTATTAAATCTACTGAAGTAATTATCAATGTTAGCGCGACCAGTCTGCATTCTTTGGCCTGTGTATTCAGCCAATTCACAAACCATATCATAGACTTGTAATGCACCTGATTGATAAAATAAACTTTCATCTTCTACAAATTTAATCTCAAAGATGTTTTCTGATAGTGGGAAGTATATTAAATCACCTTCCTTAGGTCGTATGACAGTTCCTTGTTCCCTAGTAACATATTGTTCAAATGTTCTATTTGCAACTGTAAGTGTCATTTGGTCTCTAATTTGTAAACCAAACTTGGATAGGAAATCACCCTCACCTTCAAACCCATCTACATTTTTAACATAAGTTTCAAATTCAAATGTTTCATTATATAGTGGCAAATCATCTTCGTTAAAAACTTTATCTATGGCACCGTCAACACGAGTAATATAAATTACATCAACGCCGTACATTTTAATACTTTCAATAACTAAATCTTCAACCAGTTGTTGCTCGTTAAAGTTTGAGTAGTTATCAAAGAATACATTAGTCGCCATGCTTTATCCAATATAATTATAATTGAGGGGTTGTAAACTAGCTACTGCATCTTCTTCCATGCGCAGTCTATCTTCTCTAGCTTCTGCAAGAATTTGTTCACCATTAAATGCAACGCCACCGACTAATTGCATTCCAGTGAATTTTGTTAAATTAAGTCCCCATTGTTCGCGAACAAGTGCAGCAGAATAATTTTGCAACCATCTGTCGGACCACACATCTGAGTATGTATCTGCATCTATGACATCATACGCTTCAATGATAATATAATTGCCTACCGTCATAGCAGTTGAGCCATCAATAAATAATTTATTTACATGTTTATTATAACGAATCATTGGTTTACCTACAAGCATTTCCTGTAAGAATTCCATATGTTGCATTGCCATATAATAATTTGTAATATTATAGCCGGTTATATCTTCAAGGTTGTTTAATACGAATTGATACTGAACATTAAAAATACCACTTCCTGCGGAAATACTTGTATTTAAATTAAAGATCCCGGATATACCTAAAAGTTGCGAAGGTAGAGTTACATAACCATTGTCGATATCATCTTGTGTAATCTGATGTTTTAAATAAACTAATTGACTTCCGTTATAGTGATAGTCTCTCCAAAAATCAACAGCTTCATCAATACGATCATCAACTTGCTCATCGGCGACATTTATCTGTATAACCGGAGCTCCAAGTTTTCTTAGAATCCAATCCTTAAATTCGTCTCTTGTTGTTGGTTGTGCCATTAGTTTATTCTCTTTTATTTATTACGTAAACACGCAAGTTGCTACCTGGCCTGTACCAGGGAAAGGATCATTTGCACCGGTATAATCACCACCACCCGTCCAAATCCACTGCGTATCACCGCCTGAGTTTCCGGTATAAGTTGCGCTTGTTCTTTGATAAGCTGTTCCATTTACAGTTAAAGTAGTCCATCCACTGTTTGCGAGGTTAGTACCATCAATTATGATGCTTACTCCATTAACGGCACTGAAGACATTATTCCAATAATACATAATTCTCACAAATGAAGCGCCACTATAAATATTACTTGTTCCATCAGAGATAGATCCATAAGTAGTACTACTGTAAACAAAAAAGCCTTTGTAATTGGTTGTGTTGGTTGGCACACCACTTCCCCCAGGAAATGTTACAGAATGTGACCCAACAGTAACTGCTTGACTATCTAAATTATTTGATCCAGCGGATACCGCGCCACCACTAGCAATGATATTTAAAACGTGTGAAAGTGCCATTATGCTGTCCCTATCCAAAACATTTTATAGTAGCCTGTTGCCACTATATTTGATGTGCTTGCTGCTGTTGCAATTTCTACCTTAACTGTACCAAACCTATCACCATAAGATGAAGGATTAGCTGTGTCTCTCCACCAAAATTTCCGATCTACAGCAAGCGAGTACCACTGGTTTTCGTTAATGCTATCAGCCAGGAGAGGTGGTGCAGCGGTGATAAACCCCAAACGAATCCAAAATGTAGTTGATGGTGTAATATTATTCCAAGATGAAGTTGAGTGTAACGCGTAACCGCCACCTCCGATATTACCTCCGCCATCGTATGTATATACATTGCCGTCTGCGTCAAACTTCCAACCTCCAACCATAGGGGAAGTACCAGCAAAAACAGTATGATACATTGGACTTCCAGAAGTTCCTTCTAAGGTAATGGCTTCTGTTGGTGGAGTAGCTCCTGTTGCGCCGTAACCTATCGCAGTTGCTACCTGATAAGTATCTCTAGATATAATTGTAATTTGCCAATACCTATGACCGGACCAAGTTGGTTCTCCACCATTCCAAGTAATAGATGATGGGAACGTTGGCACATACGGAGTAGTACCTGTGTCTAATAAAACCGCAGTTGTTCTGCCTTGCGCGTCACCCGATATAGTAAATGTTTGGTTTGCAGACATAATACACGACTGAATGCCACCAGTAAAGCTAATGGAATTAGTTATAACTGACGCGGTAGAATGCAAGTCACCATGAGTGCCCACCGTTGACTCTATATTAGTAAATGCCCTTGAATCTGATATTACTGGTACTCCAGATATTTTAACCGCCACTGTATTCTCCTTTTGCGTAATTGCCGCTCACAATTATATTCTCTCCAGATTGATTATGTTCATGTCCACCTGCTTTATACACTGCAAATTGTTCTGATGTTGTTTCAATATAAACCGTATCGGTATCTTGAGATGTATATTCTGCAGTACCTGCATAATCAGGAGGAAGTACCCATGCACCGTTTATTAACATTGGGTGATCGTTTGTAATTTCTAACCAACCATTAACTGTGTAATAACCTTCGCGTAAATGATCTTTATTAATCGCGGTAACTTGCGTGTATTGTCCTATATGAAGACCAGATTTTCCGGCCGGGTCGGTACGCGTATTGCCATCAACAATCCAATCTCCGACTTCAAGATCGTAAACTCTTGTTAAACCTTGTCCTTGAACAAATACTAGCATATCATTTGTTAAACAAGTGTTACCAACACCAGCACCGAAAAACATAGCTGTTATCTCTTGATTTGCTGTATCGAGCACAGTATTTGTTGTTGCGTTACGTATTGAAATAGTACCATCTAATCTGATTAAGGTCTCACCAACAGTTCCTGTTTCTATTTTCCATTCTCTCGCGGTACCTAAACCTAACCAAACATTATTACCAGCGTTAGTAACAATACTTGCGCCGCCGTTCGATGTAGTCGTAAAAGAAAAATTAACTTCATAATCCGAACCAGTGACTCCAGATCCCCATGAAGAAGTTCCGGTTTGTGTTGGACTGCTTGCATAACCTCCGTAGGGACTTCCGCCAGCACTACTATAAGTTACTGCGCCTGATGGCTGAACTATCATTGATGCTACCATTTTACCATGTGGATTAGTATATTCATCCCATATTGTAGACGAGGCATAGTATCTATCTTGAGCTCCTAAATCTACCGAAGCAGTTGGGGCGTCTCCCCAACCAGTTGCTGTTGCTCTAATTGTTCCACTATCCCAACAAGTTAGACCTACCACCCAAACCTGTATTCCTGCAGCGTCAAAATCTGGTGCTGTACCATCCCCTGGCCATTCTACTGAAGCAGGAAATGTCGGAGTATGGCCACTTGCGGATACATTTAATAAAAGTATACAAGCTCTTCCTACAGCAAGATTAGTTGCGGTAAACGTTGTATTA